GGCGAGGTGGGCGGTCGGGTCGGCGGGTTTGAGGGTAACCGCGCCGTTGGCGGTTTTGAGTTTGAAGTGGGGTTTGGCCATATCAGTATCCTCGGGTTAAGGGGCTGCTGCGGCGGATTTTACGGCTGGCCACACGTACCGGGCCGGTGTTCAGTTCACGGCTGGCGTAGTGTGCCAAAACAAAGGCAATCGCCGCGTCGCCGTGGCGTTTTTTGCCGTCCGCCCCTTTGGTGCGGGTGTCGGGAATGCGCGGCACGCCTTTGACCAGTTCGAAGGCACGCAGGTCGGTCAGGATGTCTTCGTCGCGCGGGAGGTCGGTCAGCGTGCCGTCTTCGAGGGCGGCTTTGAACGGGGCAGTATGGGTGCGGTACCAGTTTTCGGACAGCATGACCGCCTCGCATACCTCCGCGCCGAATTCGTCGCGCATGGATTCGGCAATGGATTGGCCGTTGCCGCGCGCATCCAATGCCACGCCGCGTAGATTGGGCAGGCCGTGCAGCAGGTGCTTCATAATCTGCTCCTGCTGGGCGAAGGGCATATTGCCCAGTTCCAATACAAAGGGCGGCTTCAGGGCTAGGTTTGGCTGTTGTAACAAGGGGACGATAACGGTGCGGTCGCCGCTGCGGGCAAAGTCTTCGCCGACAAAGCTGGTGCGGGTTTTATCCAAACCGTCAAGCAGCGGTTGCAGGATGTTGGCCAGCCAGTCCGCCACTTCAGCCGCGCGGCGCGGCTCGGGTAAGAGGCCGAACTCATCACTTTGGTCGTATCTGATAACCGGCGTATAAGGACTCATACGGCTCTCAATCAAGGCTCGGTTGAGCCATTTACCGCCGCCGTTTTTGGGGATGCAGTCCAACTCTTCGGATGCGTCGTCGCCGTAGAAATCACGAATCTCTTTGCACCATGCCTCCTCTCCCTCTTTCGTCCACTCTTTACCCAAACGCAGGCAGATACGGCGGTAGAGGCCGTCTGAAACGGCCTCGTCGAAAGTAATGCGGTGGATGGAGTACGGCTTTTTGCCCGCACGGATGTCGGTAATCAGCTCGTTGAACGGATTGTCCACACCGTCATGGGTAGAGATGATGTGTACCTGACCGCCCCACATCAGCAATGCCATTGCCGCTTTGAGCAGCTCGCCGAGCTGCTCGTGGAACGCCGCCTCGTCAATGATGACGCGCCCCTGCTTACCGCGAAGGTTTGAGGGGCGGCTGGATAAGGCGGTAACGCGCCAGCCGGACGCGAAACGGATAACGAAGGCTAACACGGCCTGGCGGTCGTCGCCTTCGACGAACACTTCCTCGGTTTCTTCGATTTCGCCTGCCGCCAGCTGATAATGCTTCGCCCAGCCTGCACAGTCGCGGATAAACTCCAAGGCCATGTCTTTGTTATAGCCGATGTACCATGCGTCCATGCCTTTAGCGGATGCGGCCAGCAAGGCGGTATCGGCAGCTTCTCCCCAGCTCAAACCGATACGGCGTGATTTTTCGCATAGTTTCACGGGCGACTGGTCGGCGCACCATGCCTGCTGATACGGCAATAAGACCGTAGGGGTACGTTCTTCTGATGGGCGGGTATTTCGGATTTCAGACGGCGTCATGATGCAATCCCTAAAATATGCTTGCGGATGGCCTCGACCGATTCTTCCGATAAGCCGCCTTTCTTGGCCTGCTTGGCCACGTCTTCTGCAGCCGCCTGTACTTTGGCTTTGACCTTGGCCTGATACTCTTTCAGGCGTGTGCTGGCTGATGTTAGAGTCGCGATATTTTTGGCCGCTTTCGCAACCATGCTAAACCTGTCTACAGCCGATAAGTCTTCCATTTCACCAATTTCCAACATGGCTTCAAATAATTCGGACTGCACCATTGCAACCAATGCTTCGCTACGGGTATCGCCTTCATCGGTTGCCCCTTCGGCAATCAGCCGAGCCGCCTCGGTACTGGCTTTGATGCTGGCATAACGCCGCTCCACCTGCTGCCCGTAACGGTGCACGGCGGAACGGCTGACTTCGTAACCTTGCTCATGCAGCCATTGGGTCAGCTCGGTATAGTTGGCAAAGCCGTTCTCGGCCAGCTTGCGCTCGAAGGCGTGGCGGATGTCTTCCGGCAGGGTGGCCAGTGTGCTGCGTTTCGCCATCATCAACTCTCCCAGTATTTGTCTGGGCGGGCGATGCCGGGCTGGCAGTCGATGGTGTATTCGGCCAAGTCCACACCGAGCCGGGTCAGGTCGGCAAACCACATGCCGGCAGGCTGCTTGGTCAGATCGATCAGGCGGCGGTCGCTCAGGTATTCGAGCTGCTGGCGCAGCTCCAATGCGGTGGCATCGGGATAAATGCCGTGCATCACGTCCAACAGAAACACTTCGCTGGAGGTGTACGGCCGGGCTTTGTTCAGGGTGTTGATCAGATGCCAGCGCATCCCTTCCCTGCGGGCTTTATCGTTCATTTCTTTTGGCTTTCTATTTTGTACAGGTCGGTTAGTGTGTGCTGGATGCTGTCCATCTTGGCTTCCAGCACGGCTTGGTTGCGGATGTAGTCTTCGCGTAGGACATACTTTTCCGGCAGGATGGCCTTTTGCTCGGCGAACTGGTTATCCATGCTCTCCAGTTTTTGCCGCATGGTCTCAAACTGCCGCTGCCGCTCGGCCTGCTGGTTTTGAAACTGCGCCAACAACATCTTGCCGAAGCCCCAGCACACGCCGAGGAAAGAGAGCAGGAATCCGACCAGCTGCCAGAACTCAATGCTGATAAAGGTTTTGTTTTCCATCATTATGGGTATCCGATTTCTTGGTATGCCTGGCAGCCCACGCAGCGGGTGCAACCGGGGACGGCCAGGCGGCGACGTTTGAGGATGCGGGCGCCGCAATCCACGCAGTACAAGAGCGAGGTGGCGGCCGGATTTTCAGGTAGCCTGAATTGGCGTAGTGCCTTCTCACGCACCAGCTCCTCCTGCTGGGTGGCTCTGTCTGAAATATCCATTACTGCTTGCTCCGATACCATTCCTGCCACCCGCGCACTTGGGTGTCGCGTTTGCCGCACCATGCGCCGTAGTCGGCGGCGTGATTGAGCAAATCGGTGGGGCTGCCTGAAACCGGCGGCGCCGGGCGCGGATGTTCGGCCAGCAGTTCGGTGGCGGCGGGCGGCAGTACCGGGCGCTCCACTACCTTAATCGGTGTAGCCAAGGGCTTGTTTGTAGAGCTGCAGGCTGCCAGCACCAAGGCCGCTGTAACAACGGCCGCCGCTTTGATCGTTTTTGACTGCATTTGCTATCTCCTGTTTGATGCGTGTGGTTTGGGTGTCCAATTGACGGGTGGTTTCAGCCAGCTTGACCGATTGCTGCTGCGCGAAGTCGTGCCACTTCTGTTTTTCCGCGCTGACTTCGGCCAGCTTGGCGCTGTAAGCCTGTTCGGCGGCCAGCGCCTGCTCGGTATGGCGCTGCTGCAGCTGTGCGATTTCGCCACGATAGATACGGCGGGCGTGGGTATAGCCCGCACCGTATACGCTGGCCAATGTCAGGCCGATGCCGAGCGCGTACAGCAAAGATTTATTCGTCGGTAGCATCCACATTTTGATCTCCCTGTTGTTTGATCTGCTCCAATTGCGGAATGATGCTCAAGCCGCGCTTGATGAGGGCGTAGCCGCCCACAATGCAGCCGTAGCTCCACCACATCCACTCCACCGGTTCGGGTGCCATGACAAATTTGTAAGTCATCACGGCGTAGGCCACGTTGGCCCATACCTTGGTATGGCTGGCTTGACCGCTGGACGGGTTGGTAAACGCACCGGCCAGCCAGTTTTTAAGGCTATTCATCTTCCAGCCTTTCTGCGCCGTTTGGCGGCGCGTCTGGCGGCAGCCACACCGCTGCGGCGGCCGCTAAGCGGATAGCTGGCCGCACCGACCGAATATTCCAGCCGGGGTGCGGGATGGGTCAGGCTCGGCAATACAGTAGATGATGCCAGCGCTATTAATGTTTTTTCCTCTTTCATGCTTTGACCTCCTCGGCAATGGCGTTGGCGATGGCTCGGCAGATGCTCCATTTGGTTTGTTTCCATTTAACAAGGTCGCCATCATTGGAGATAAAAAACGGCTCGAAGATGATGCCGCCGGCTTGGGCGTAGGCTAAGCGGCTATGTTGGCCGGCATTGTCGGGCTTGTAGCCGTCTTCGCCGCGCAGCTTCCAACCTGTGGCTTGCTCCACCGCTCGGCACAGGCGCTGGCAGGCGGCTTTGTTTTTTGGTGTAGATAAGGCTTCAATACCGGTGGCTGTCTTGTTGACCGCCGCGTTGGTGTGGAATTCGACGGCCAGACGGCTGCCTTTAATGAGCTTGACTGCCTCGCGCAAAGGCAGGTTACCCTTGCCCTCACCGTCGGTCTTGGCCTCCAATCCGAAGTCGGTGCGGAGGATGGAAGCGACGATGTTGCGCATGTCTTGCGCGATGTCGGCCTCGCGGTCGCTGCCGTTGACGGCGCCGGGGTCGGTGTTTGAATGGCCTGCTGTGATAGTGATATACATAAGAAAATCCCTGCATCGTTGTTGATGCAGGGATTGTGGCTGATGGGGGTGTCGGGGGTCTTTTAAACGGGTTTAAAAAAGAGAAGCGATAAATTCAGTCATATTGCCTAAATAAGGCAGCATTAAATGAAGGACACCAAGCAAGATTTTCTCTAACAGCTAATGCTTGGATTTGTTCACTCCAAGAACCTAGACAAGTATCTTTCTCTATTTTCCGGTATTGCAGATTTTGGCATGGTACAACATACAACGGTTTCTTTTCACTATCTTTCTTTTCAATTTTCTCAAGCGACAGAGATATAGTGAAGGATGTGCTTTGTGGTTGATGAGACAAGAAAACATCATCACTTAAGAAGCAACAGTAACTTTTAACATTTTGACAGGATAGCGATTTTTGATAGCAATCTAAAATGCCACTCAAGTTATAAATGCTGCCGGAATGTATACGCCCGCCAATATAAATTTGTTTGCCTGACCAATTTTCCACATAGTGCAAAAACACATTCGCTGCTCCTGCTTGCTCCACATTTTTGCCGAAGGCACACAAATAGATTTCATCTTTCCCCATTTTAAACTCTTTGAACACTTCGGCACTTTTTGCCCACAATAAAGCCGTTTGAAAATTTTTACTGTTTGACTTATTGAATGTAACTACTAACAGATATTTCATTGACAAAGAGAATGGGTTGTTCTGATTGGCATCTAGTAATTCTGGATATGTTTCCATAATCTTAATGGTTTGTTAAATTTAATAATTACGCTACTTGATGAGCCGCAGATGCGGCTTCTTTTTTCTCCGCGCCACGGGCGGCGCTCATGATGACGGCGCGGCCAAGCTCGCTGGACTGGCGGAACAAGGCCAGCAGTTCCTGCTCTTCCTCGCTCAGGCTGGGTGTAGATTTTTCAGGTAGCCTCTTGTCTGTATAACTCGGGGATGGGGCTCTCACTATTTCCGTTTGGCCAGATCGAGTGCCAGTCAAAATATAGTCAACATCAATCTTCATATCAGGATGTGCAATTGCGGCTAGACGCAACTTATCTTCAGGCACCGAATTCCTTGCTTTTCTTGCTGAAAATGCTTTTATCTCTAATCCCAAAAAATTAGCCACATCCTTATCTTGTTTTAAATCAAGCTCTTGCTTTATTCTGTACAAAAAATCTACAAAATTCACAATTCTCCCCTTGCTAAAACTACAAATGTAGATTATTCTACACGCAACACCACAGTTAAAACCAATCCGACACAGAAAAGGACGAAAAATGACCGAACAAGAATTGCGTCGAATCATACGTCAGGAAATCCAAGCGGCCTTGAGCCGGAAAAGAAAGGCTTTTATAAGGCTGGCTTCCCGGCAGCGGCAACTTCGGATTGAACATTTTCGGCACTCTCTCGAACAAGCTTTGCTGTCGCTAAGAAGCGTTCCAAAGCATAGACCTTATTAGGATCAATCGGAGAATCCGCCTCCGCCGCCTCTTTTATTTTCTGTCGATGGACGGTTTCCATTCCGGACGTGATTTCATCGAAGAAAAGGGGAGACTGCAAACGGATGGCGAGGCAGATGGGATAGAACACCAAGTCGAGACTCTCAATACGGTCACTTAACCCATCTATCCGGCGGTACAGCTCGGCAATATGTTCTTCGGCAGTAGAAACCCCAGGGGCATTGTCGATATGCATGGCGTCGGGACTCCTTGGAATAAACGATTAGCACAGATTAACACAGGTAGGCACTAAATGAGTAAGCAACATGACAAATTTCTGCCGCTGCCCTATCCGCAGACAACACAGTCGGCACAGCGGTATTTCGTGCGGCACGGCATCAACCGCAGCGCGTGGGCAAGGTATTTCGGCTTCGAGCGCACGGTGGTGGAGCACCTGTTGCGCGGCCAACTGAAAGGCCGGCGCGGCATGGCGCACGAGGCGGCGATTAAATTGGGACTGAAAGAGCAACCGGAGGATTGATATGGCAAGCGGTAAAGGCACGCGGATTTTAAAAGTATTTAAGGCACTAAAAGCCCATCCGATTATCGGCATCAGCAACAGGGAGATTGCCGACAGCCTCGGTATTTCGCCCTCGTATGTGAGCCGGGATTTGAATGATTTGATTGAGGAAGGGCTGGTGATGAAGCTGGACAACGGCAATTTCGCCTACAGCATGCGTACCCTGCAAATTGCGGAGCGGTTCAGACAGCAGCACGAGCAGCTGCAGGAACGCTTGAAGGAAATAAGCTATCGGCTGGAAGCTGGCAGTAAGTTTTGAGAACAACTAACCAAATGCGACGCCAGCGTCGCATTTGGCGGAGCAAATCATGACAACAGAAATTTTAGAACACGCAGCCGATGTGCCCTCTACTGAAATGGCTGTACATAGCGCAAATGTAATGGCGAGATTTTCTAACGGCGAGGCCTATAACGAAGCAGTATGGATTGAGCGTGGTCGTTTTGCGGTACGCCAGACAATGGAAGGGATGTTTGAATTGGGGCGTGCGCTTATCGTTATCAAGGAGCATACGCCACACGGCCGATTTGCTGAAATTGCTGAAAAAGAATTTGGGTTAGGTCGCCGCGAATCACAACGACTGATGAATGCCACATTGCGCTTTATCGACCCGAAGATGAAGCAGGCACAACCCAAGCTGATGGCCTTGGGTAAATCAAAACTGCTGGAATTGTTGGTTGAAGAGGATGACACCTTGTTGGAGCTTGCTGACGGCGGCGACATCAATGGTCACACTCTGGACGACATCGACCGCATGACCCGCAACGAACTCCGCGCCGCCCTGCGCGAGAGCCGCGACACCGCCGAGGCCAAAGACAAAATCATCGCCGACAAAAACAAGAAGGTGGACGAGCTGGCCGAGAAACTGGCCAAGAAGCAGACGGGCAAAGAGCCGAGCCCCGAAGACGTGGGCAGCGAGCTGACCATGCGGCTCTCCGGTTTGGAAGTGGCCGCCCGCAGCGACTTGAGCCGCTTTGCCGAGGTCTTCGAACAGATGCTGGCACACGGCGAAGCCAACGGCTACGACCACCGCCCGCAGATGGTGGCGGCCATCAACCAAATCATCCGCGATGCCGAAACCCTGCGCGAACGCTTTACCCTGCCGCAAGAAGCGCCGACCAACGCCAAGCCGGAATGGCTGGACGGGGAGTAAACCATGAACCCTGCATTGACCGAGAAACTGGCTGCCGTGGCCGCTCATGCAGCCACCCTCGGCCACGGCGAGAAGGCAGGCTACCTGAAAAGCCAAGCCAACGAGCTGGGCATCAGCGTGGCCACGCTGTACCGCAAACTGGAAGCGGTCAGTGTGAAGCCCTGCCGCAAACGGCGCAGCGATGCCGGCCGCTCGGAATTAAGCCTGCACGAGGCACAGCTGATTTCAGCCGTGCTGATGGAGGCGATGCGGCGCAACGGCAAACGGCTGATGTCGGTAGCCCGCGCGGTGGAGATGCTGCGCGCCAACGGCAAAATCGATGCCGCCCGCGTGGATGAGGAAACGGGCGAGGTGCTGCCCTTGTCCGAGAGCACGGTTACCCGCGCCCTGCGCGAATACAAGCTGCATCCCGACCAACTGCTGCAGCCCGCGCCGGTGAACCGCATGAAATCGGAGCACCCGAACCACTGCTGGCAAATCGACCCCAGCCTGTGCGTGCTCTACTACCTGCCGCGCAGCGGCGAGGACAGCGGCCTGCGGGTAATGAAGCAGGAAGAGTTCTACAAAAACAAACCGAAAAACGTGGTCAAAATCGAAAACGACCGGGTGTGGCGCTACACCGGCACCGACCACGCCAGCGGCACCATCCTTGCCCGCTACTACTTCGGCGGCGAGACCAGCGCCAACCTGTGCGACTTCTTTATCTTCATGATGCAGGAGAAGCAGGATGTTTTGAAAGACCCGTTCCGCGGCGTGCCGCGCATGGTGATGCTCGACCCGGGCAGTGCGAATACCTCGGCGGCGTTTAAAAACCTATGCAAGTCGCTGGACGTGCATGTGCAGATCAACAAGCCGGGCAACCCGCGCGCCAAAGGGCAGGTGGAAAAAGGCAACGACATTGTGGAAACGGCGTTTGAAAGCAGCCTGCGCTTTACCGAGGTGCACGACATCGGGCAGCTGAACCGCCTGGCCGAACGCTGGATGCGTTACTACAACGGCACGCAGATTCACAGCCGACACGGCCTGACCCGCTATCAGGCATGGAACAAAATCAAGGCCGAGCAGCTGATTCTGCCGCCGCCTGCCGACTACTGCCGCGAGCTGGCCGTCTCCGCACCGAAAGAAGCCAAGGTGTCGCCCGATCTGGAAATCCGCTTCGGCGGCCGGGTGTACAGCGTGAAAGACATTAAGGGCGTGCTGGTGGGGCAGAAACTGCTGGTGGCCAAAAACCCATGGGAGCCGACCGGCGCACGTATCGCCACTTACGACAGCGAAGGCAACGAAATCTGGCAGGCGGTGCCGGAGGTGGTGTTCGACGAGATGGGCTTCAGAGCCGATGCCGCCGTCATCGGTGCGGAATACAAAGGGCAGGCCGACACCATCGCACAAAGCCACGCCAAGGAACTGGACAAGCTGGCGATGCAGGCCGACACGCTGGAAGCGGCAGCCGCCAAACGCAAAGGCAAGGCGGTGCCCTTCGGCGGCGAAATCGACCCGTTCAAACATCAGGAAGACACGCTGTCCGCCGCCAACACCCTGTATATGCCCAAGCAAGGGCAACAGATGGCCTACAACACGATGGAGGTGCGCGAGCAGGTGTTGAGCAAGGTCGAGCTGGCCAAGCTGCTCAAACCGCGCATCGAAGCGGCCGGCGGCAACTGGGGCGAGGCAGTGAAAACCCTGCAACGGCTGTACCCGGACGGGGTGGCCGCCAGCCAAATCGAAGAGG